TCGCCCACGGTCATTTCCGAAATCTTCTTCCCAGGACCCGCCTTAAGCTCAGAAGCGTATTCATTGACCAGAATATTAAAGAACCCTGAAAAGCTCTGTCCCATAGTCTCAAGGTGAGCTTTGACCTTCTCTACAGGCTCTATGTCCAAATTGATGCTATACACTTTCTTCATTCTTTTCTCCTTGTTTCCATAAAGACCCACGTTTTTTCTTTAACCTATTTTCCATACATTTTACATCAAGTAAATATTCCCCCTTTTTTCCACTGTCAAGTATTATTTTCCAGAAGCTTCCAAATAGGCTCCGGGGCACCCCCTAAAACGCCGCTCTCGCAAAGGGGGAGAAGAGCCCCCGCCCCTCCGCCATCCGGTAGTTAGGGCACAAGGCCCACCACACTATAGCCATGAAACCCCCGAGGAATGAGGATAGTATGACGCCGGAACTGGTAGACCAGGTTAATTTCATGCTGGGGTTAGCGCTTGATGGAACTCGGGAGGGACAGGAAGGAAAATCCCCCATGTGAGAAGGGGTTTCAAAAATCACATGAGGGATAGCCCGATTAGGCCCGATGGAAGCAGCCAGGATGAGAAAAAACTTGCAATCGCGAGCGCTCGGGGTGTCTTGCTCCCGGGGGGGGAGGTGCGAACCCCTCGCGCGATCACAAAAAATTAAAGACGGTCTTTGTTGAGACCTGGTACTGAATTCTCGATCATATAACAATCCCAAATATTAGGACAATCAACATCATCACGATCATAATGACTTAAAAAGTTCAGATGCGCACACCAGGACAGCGCCCTACAACCATAGCAACCACCAAACCAACTACCATATTCACAGCGCTTGTTCTTCATGAATTTACCCCCACATTAGAACGATCATCATAGAAATACTTTTCTTTATGAATACGACGAATAAATGCCTGCCATGTAGATGGCTGATCTTCTTGTATCTTCAAATACTGATCCACCAGAGGGATATTAGTCAATATAAATACTTTAGTATAACAAGCAATCTTATTGACATAACGACACGGAAGCTCTAATGGATATCCATCGAGATAATTCAACATCTCTTGAATTCTAAGACTTGATCTAAACTCCTCGAATACAACAACATCTTGTTGCCTATAACTATCCCATGGATGATCATAGTCAGTTACTCTAAATACATTTGCATAGCCATATTGATCCATTATTCCTCTTGTCTTCCCTGTCCCCGTATCCCCATAATGATACTCCACCTCCAATGCTCTGAAATCATTCCTATATTTAGCCTCAATCACTATTTGCCTAGCCCTCTCAATCTTATCTAAGCACATGATATAGCGCGGATCTTCATCCATTATTTCTTTGTCGGTTTTCCCTTCATTAATCATGTCATATAGGTCTTCTAAGTCGGTACGACGGCCCGGGCGCTCTAATGGGCATTCACCAAATTCCTCGAAGGTCTCAGGAAGATTGGTTTCTTTTTTCTTGTCCTTAGCCCATTTCCCTTCTTTTTTAATATAGTCTCTATTCTGTTGAGCTGTCCCATTAGCCATTTCAAAATGTGCTCCCGGAAATTTATTTTTCATAGTAGAGAATCTAATCTGATTCTTGCCCTGGATAAAAAGGTGTGTATGATATGTTCCTGTCTCTCCAATCTCATCACCCATACACGAATATTCCAGCTCCATATCTTCTAGAGCTTTCCGAATACGAGCATGATCAAATCCATGATCCGCAGGATTATTAATGGTCACTTGCCATTTGCGAGTTCTCGTATCCTTTGCCACACCCGCCCCCTTATCACATGTCTCAAAGGTTGCCTTGTCTCAACTCAATGTCTCAACTTTGTCTCAACACGAAAATATAATAAAATTAAATAGATAAATAAATTTGTCTCATGTCTCAGAGGTTCCCTTAGGTAATACTAGCCTAAGGGAACAAAAACCTACTCCCCTGAGGCGAGCTTATACCACTTGCTGAGCTTCCCCCAAAACTCGCCCACGGTCATTTCCGAAATCTTCTTCCCAGGACCCGCCTTAAGCTCAGAAGCGTATTCATTGACCAGAATATTAAAGAACCCTGAAAAGCTCTGTCCCATAGTCTCAAGGTGAGCTTTG